TGAAGCGTAATCCAAAGGATTCATCAATACCAGGTTAGGGCGATAAGCCATTTCGCTAGTAGAAACGATTTGAGAATAAGCCGCTACAAGGGCATCAAACATATTTGCCTTGTCAATATAGAAGTTTGTCAAAGAGAAAGCTGGCATGTCTGCGGCTACCCCTTTAATTTCTCCAGACGATCCAGATCCTGTCAAGATCCCCTGTTCTTCTTTTATGCCAAGTTTATTCACCATTTCTGTTTGCACCTCATTCACAAAGCTTGGGAAGTCAGAAAGAGTTTCTTCTGTAAATTTAGCAGCAATAGCAACTTTGGCAGCTGTAACGGTTTTTTCCGCAAGAGTTGCATCCATCAACGGCTTTAGCCCACCTTCAGGAACCCATGCGGCATCACCATCCTTGCTAACGTATTCCGCATAAATAAGCGACCTGCTATTAGTCCCGGAAACACTTGCGTAATTACGAATTACAGTCTGAGATCTTGGATTTACAGATAAATTCGGATCAACCTCAACACCGTAATGAGGAGCCAGAGAACCAGAAGATATAACTGCGGCATCTTTTGTATTTACTACCAGATTCAACTCTAGCTTATTGCCAGGAGATGCTTTACATGCAGATTTCAAATCAACTGTAGAACAACCGGTTTGATTTTCGGTGATATAAGCTTTTAATTGTTCCCGAAGTTGGTCTTCAATGGATTTTAACTTATATGTTCCTCCTTTTGTTTTTTCAGTAGCCGCCTTAATGCGTACAATAGTTTCCTCAAAGGATTTCAAACGCTCGTTGATAGATTCACTGTCTGCAAATCCCTTGACCTCTTTTTTCAACTCTTCAATAGACTGAGTTGCATTTTCAATTGACTCTTTCATAGACTTAGAATCAATTTCGTCTTTCATAAACTGCTCAAAAAGGGCTTCCATATAACCATCAAGTCCTTTAGAGAACACATCGAAAACTTTAGATTCGTCTTCCGACAATCCTTTAGTATCAAGGTAGTCTTTAAACTCAATCTTTTTCGCTTCTTTTCCCATACTTACTTTAATTTTAAATTTTTGAACATTGATTTTACCTTATTGCCGTGCATATCGGCTTTCTGTCCTTCAAGTGATGATTCTTTTCGATTCTCCGGCTTGAAAGATGAAAGTGATATTACCTTTGATATAATTCTCTGCATCTTCTGCTGCTTGGGTGCGGACAGCCCTGAGCACACTTCAGATATTTCGGCATTTAATTTCTCATAAGCTTTTTCAGCATCTTCTATAGATTTTAATCCTAAATATTCTGTTTCTCCATTGCACCCAATAGAGACAACAGATATCTCATAAAGATAGACCTCTTTGACAATATACGCATCTTTCTCAGCGTCATACATGCATTTCTCATGCACATATTGATACCCAATGGAAAATTGATTTAATGTACCTGACTCAAGCTGCTTTATAGTCTGATTACCACGCGGGACATCATCAATTACCGCTTCAAAATAGAGCCCCTTGTCATCCTCATTCAAGACAGTAAATCTCCCAATCGGTTCTTCCATGTCATGCATCCACAACATGATTATCTTGTCATTTGCCGCACTTTCCGGTCCCCGGTCCTGAATACTTTTTGAGAAGCACCCTTTTATCAGGATATCACCTGCTTTATCTTTATTGCCAAATACAGATGCGTACCCGCTGATCGTCCGACTTTCACCGTCATAGTTGACATCTTTTGAATAAATTGAGAATGTCTTATACTGCATCCCCAGCCTACCCTTATATTTATTAGCTTTATCCATTTTCAATAGAGTTATTTATTTTTAATTCACCTTTGGGGTTATCAGGATCAATGTCAATGAACTTTGCCAGTTCATATCGAGCCTCATCGTGAGTTATATGCCCCTCCTTAACCAATTGAATCAAAGCGGAAGACATCTTCTGAAAAGCTGAAGAGGATGCACTCTTGTCTTTCTGAAGGCAATCGATATGAGTATAGTCCAACTTTATATAAACCCCGATATCACACAAGGCCTTTGTTAGCGCCTCAGAAACCTTCTCAGAGTCAGGGATAATAAGACCTTGATAGGCTGATTTCTCCGCAATGTTTTTATTGTCATATTTTGACTCATCAAAAAGACTATAATCAACACCTATAGCATTGCATATTTTCCTACTACAACGCGCATCCTCCTCGTGAAGTTTCAATTGAGCCGCGTCATAATTGAGAGGAATCCAGCCTAATTTAATCCTCGAGGTAAGGATTGGGAATTTATTAAGAATACCGTATTTCTCCTTTAATCTGGTTTCCAAGGATTCTTTTTCCGTAGAAGACATTACAATATTCCCCATATCGTCTGTATAATCCGAGTATATAATACCTTTTGGACCACCATTGACTATCAGCTGATGGCTTGCAGACATGGCTGCAAGCCAGTTATTTATCGGAATAGACAAAGAATCTGTTACTGAATCAAATTCTATATCCGTACCATTCCCAGATACGCGAACAGAACTGTCGTATATAACGAAATAATCCTCTTCAGAAAGACTATCCCTCATCCCATTCCACTCCAGATAAACCGCGGATACAATCTCTCCTATTTTATACTGACGGAATAATTTACCCGAAGAAACCATGTGGAAAATAGGAGCAGGAATGACATACATCGCTAGGGGGAGAGATGTTTTTGTCGCACGAATCGTAAAAACAGGGCAATACCCAAAAATCTTCAGAGACATCTCTATCTCCTTTAAAAATCCAGAACACGTCTGAAGCGGATTAGGGTTATCCAGCAATTCTCTTATCTCATTATATCCATCTTGTTCATTTCCTTCGGAGTCAGTTACATAAATACGCCCGTTGGCGAACATGGAACCAACCTTGTTTATGACGGTAGAAAATGGGGTACATACCCGAAAAGAGTCCAATTTATCCTTGTCATTAGATAGATCATAATCAAATTTAGCATAGCCGGAAGAGTTTAAGAAATTAGACAGATACCAGAAATTGCCATCCTTATCTTGCTCGACAGCTCTTACAGTATCCTTCATGGAAGGAGTAGATATACCCCTGATTGCTTTAAACCAATTTCCTATATTAGACATAAAAAGAATGATTATCTGACCTAGATAACCATTCCCCGCGCGTTGATAGTCATTACGAACAATACGCCTAATTACATATATGTATTATAGTCCTTACGACGTATAGGGTTTCGTGCAGCTTCACACGAAGGGACTGGCATCCTCACTGCAAATATATATATTATTTTAATTTAGACCAAATTAAAATATTAAAATTTTAATCCTTTATCCTTGAAACATATGAGCATATCGCACTAAGCGCATTAATAGCCGACTTTTCCTCTGAAGGATATCCCAAAATGTCATACAGGAAGCTATTGTAAGCCTCATCACTTTCGTCTTCCCGGAAGCGGACATTCTCCTTTATATACAGAATGTTGCTATTTATACGGTCCTCTATATTAGCATTATCCTTCAATGCCCATGTATCATAATTATCCCTAAGCCTCAACATAAAACGGGCATATTGCTTACCGCATTCAATAACCACCTTGTCGGGAGAATATTCATTCACCCTGTCTATTACAGCTTGCTCATCAAACCTCTCCAGGTAAAGCACACCTTGCAGGAAAATGTAACGATTAAGAACAAAACAGGCTACAACACATTTACCAACACTATCAGGGATAATGTAGCAGACTTTTCTTCCTTCAATTTTTGCATTCATATTATAGTAAATTAAATCATCATCTTTCACATCGCTACGTTTACGACGAAGCGAGAAGTCGTTATATTCACGTCTAAATACAACATACATAAAATAACGCATGCAATCGGTTAAATGACCATATTTCTCGTATGTCTGACCAGTCTTCTTATCCTTCTCCCTTAGTTTAAGAATCGTTCCGTCTACATCCTTTTTGGTATTATTATAATCAACGATAGACTGTTTGCAATCTTCATCTACAACGAATGATATGTCACTATAATAATCTCCGAGGATTGCATTGACAAATTCACCCGTCATAGAAACCGAAGGATTAGACTTCTCGATCATCTCTCTTACAACATAGGATTTGCTTATCCCCGCGATGAACTTATCGAAGAAAGACTGCTTATTCTCGTCAATTGTATTTCCCTTCCGGGTAGTCGCGTCACCAAGCACGTATACAACATCCCTATACCCCAAGCTCTCTAAGTAATATTTCGCCATTTCAGAAGCCTTGGTGACTGAATTAAAAGGATCTTTAGCGCATATCTCATGAATCTGACATGACCTGCGGACAGACACGCCTTGATGTTCCTCTTTCTTTAGCTGGAAGAATGAAACTGAAATATAAGGCAACAGGTTGTCATCTATTGAAATATAAACGGGGAATGCAGAATCATACTTCTCAGGTCTGACATGACGATTAATATCAAAGGCATGAAGATATTCTCCACCGGTCTTGATGCTACCCCATTCACCAAGCGCATAGATCCTATAGAAATTATAGTTATGAATTCTATACCACTCGTAGTTAGCAATCGTCTGCCGGTCATAATACCCATATAAACCGTCAGGAGACCCCACCACCCAGAAATTATTCAGATACGTTGAATGAAGCTCCACGGTATCCGGATTATAAACCTCTTTCTTGCCATTTACCGGATTTATAATCTCTTTTGGGAAATTATATCTTTTATTCTTTATCGTACTGTATGAAGAAGAAAGCTCCATTCCCGTAACCGCATCCTTAACCCTTCCAGCAGGAAGAGAATTAGCCACATCATGCCATTCCTGTACATCCGTCAAAGCTGTCTTTATCCACAAATCTTCCGATGTAGGATTAAAGTTTAGGATAATCTGAAGTCCCTCCTTGCCACGCAAACGGAAAGTTATCTGGATAAAATCTTCATGCTCAAATTCACTAGCCTCCTCAAGAAGAATACGCTTATAGTTAGCGATCGACTTGATTTTCTCCGGATCATCAAGACCGGAAAAATCAATTCTCAGCCCATTTACGCAACGAATAGAATTCTCTATCGGAATAAAGAAATCGCCAATTTTCAGCCTTTTAATCTGCTCCTTAAACTCCTCATAAACGGTATTCTTTATAGAAACACCAGTTTTTCTGAGCACAAGAATATTCCCTTCGCCGGCCAACACGGTAAGAAGAAGAGCCTGGGCGGTAGAAACCGACTTGCCAGAGGAAGAACCTCCCTTATTGATTATATAACGAAGGTCTGTATTAGCAAAAGCCTCACGCAAATGCCAGAATAACGGATTAAAAAGCTTATACGAATAGACAATCTCAGCCATATCAGTCACCGACAATTATTCGCAAATCTGTTTTCATTTCTCCAGGGCGCTCATAACCCATCATCTTATTAATCACTTCGAGAGCTCTCACCTTGTCATACAACTCAATCTTTACCATTTCTACATCTACAGTTTCCGGATTATCACTTGTACCAACATTCTTTTTCATAATCTTGGTAGATATGCTCTTAATACACGCTTTTTGGTCATCTGTAATCTTTTCAAAATCTTTACGTTCAATCCATGTGTTATGGAAATGTGCGATAGTAGAAAAGCCAATTTTACCCAACTCCTCCAAGACTCTCTCTTTAGTAATTGCTGTCTTCTTTTTTAATTCTAATTGCAATTCTTCTACCCTTATCCTAATCTTATCCTTTTTTAGAAGTTGAGAAGCTTTCACGTTTATTGTTTCTGGCTTCATATTCAAGCAGTTATAAGAATTTCTATAAGCATCGGAAGCGTTGCCGCATTCTAAGTATGAATTGCAAAATTTTTCTTGTTTGACTGACAGTTTCATGGTCTTTTCGTTGGATTAGCTACATGCCACTTGACATGTAGCACAAAGTTAATGATTTAAATTTATTATTTTACATTTTATCCCAGATTAGTGCATTATACCGAGAACAAGCCCATAACTTTACTTCCCAGTCTTTATTTAGCATCTTTTCTTTCATTGCAGCCTTCAAGCATTCCGCCAGAAGGTCATAGTCTATTCCTTGGTTCATATTTTCTCCTTCCTATTATTGCTTTCGTTTTTACTTTGATCATCTATCTTTCTTTTAAGACGACCGTATTCCTGTTCAATGCACTTGCTTATCTTTTCTACATCTTCGTAACGCTCAGCCTTTATAAGCTCTCTTTTGAGGCTTTCAAGCTGATTGATGTATACAATGTCGTTACGGTCCGTTACATGCTGAATATACATTTGTATATCGTTCAGCTTATTCTCCATGCGCCCATGCCATTTGCTTATCATGATTAAGATAAAGGCAACGGTTGTAGCATTAATAAAAAACAATGCTATTTTGATGATTAAGTCTAATACTTCACTTGTTAGCATGGCTATTCCTCCTTCCGATTATTGATTTCTTCAAGTAGTTTCTCTGAATTTTGTTTCATGTATTCAGATAGCTTTATATAGGCTTCTGTTACACTTTTATCATCAAATCCTCGAAATTTTACACGAGCAGGATACATAATGGTAATTCCAGAACATTCATCAGTACATATAACAATGGCCCAACCAAAAACATGTAAGAACTGATTTACAAACAAGAGAAGTCCTGTTTCTTGAAACTCTTTACAACCTTTTCTTTCTATCATAATTTTATTACTCCTTCTCTAATTGTTTCACAATCTTAAAATAATCCTCATTACTCAAAACCTTTTCCGCAGCATCAAGCACTGTGTTATATCCGTTACAATAAGCCAGATCTGCAATTTGACTTATTATAAGTTTATTAATGTAATCCTCTTGCAACTTTAATAGTCTTTCTCGGCAACGGGATTTATTAAGTTCTCTATTCATTTTATTCCTCCTTGATTAATTCCGGGTTATCGTAGATATTACCTGCAATCTCTTCCGTTACACTGTAATAACAAAATGGAATTATTTTGCAGGTCCATTCCCCGATATACCCAAAGCATCCGTCTTTTATGGATACTTTATTGTATATATTTT